TAATTTTTGAAAACTTTTTACAACGAGAGATTAAATATACAAGTGGAGATAGTCTTGATCTTAATTCAAATGAGTTTTACTTATTATATCAAATTAGAGATGATCATATTTTTAATTTCAGATGCCCTTATTTCACCCGTACTAAGTCTTTCACCAATAATATTGTCACGGAGCATCCTCCTAACATCGGTATCGGCATTAAGCCTTTCAATAGCAATAGGTCTTATATCCGGCAAAGAAAGTGTACATGCATCAATATCTGTTACAAAGCCATAGTATTTTCTTCTGATATTTACCTCTTCATCCTCAAAGAAGAAATGCAGCACTTTATAACCATTAAAATTGTTTGCTTCTGTTTTTGTAATTGCGGCATTAGCAGCAAAACCGGTTGTTGCACTACTCTTACCAATTCCCGGCGGGGCAACTATAACACCCAACTCACCTTTTGCCAAACCACCATACAATGCCTTATCAAGTTTATCAGCACCAGTTGGAATTGCTGTACGATAATCCTCTTTCAAGTCAGATTCTATATTATCAAAAAGACGGAAACCAAAATCCTGTTTTGAATTTGTTTCAAGTGCTTTTTTAACAATATCCTCAATCGTATAATAATTACTGAAATCACCGTTCTTGATAATGTCCTGCGCTTTATTGATTGCTTTGGTAAGGTTCTGTTGTTTAAAGAATTTCTCTGATTCTTCTTCAACAATATCCATTCCCACCAAATCCATTTCCTTGATTTTCTCGATATGCGCAAGCAATTGTTCAAGAGCAATGGCATCGGAAACCTTACTTCTTATAATGGTTTCCATTTCAAAATATGTAGTAACAGTCTCATTAAAATTGTAACGGTCTTTCATAAAACCCACAATTCTTCTAAGATGTTCGTTACTGAACATGTTTTGGTCAACGATTTCCTGTATAGATGTAAAGTATTTTTGGTCTTCAAAAAAACACTTCACAAGTTTCAACTGGAAATCAGGTCCAAGATATCCTAATGTACTTCTATCTACATTACGACTCATTTAAAATTAAATAAATTATATTGTTCAACAAAATAGTTTTAGAAAAAGGCCGTCCACTATGGAACGGCCGGAGAAAGGAGATTATGTGAGAATCATAAACGATTCTCGATATACTCGAACTGACCGGGAGTCAGACCAAAAGTATCCTTGTACTTTTCACTACGTGCAATTTCAATGTTGTAATCCTTTGTCTTCTCAAGACAATCCTTTCTGGCAATATCAACCCAATCCTTATTGTACGTAGAAAGAAGATAGTTCTTGTTACCATACTTCATACGCTTGATGTACTTATTACTATCTTCACGTTTATAACTCATAACCTCACAAATCTGCTTGATAATATGATAAACAAGGTCAATCTTACCGAGCGTCATATGACGAATGATAGCAAAACTGAAATGGAGAGACGAAGGTTCTTTATCCTTATACAACACATCGGAGTTAGTCAAATCAACACCATTACGGACATACTTAGGATACACAGTACCATCCCATATACGTTCATACACAGGTTTCTCATCGACTAACATTTGGAACTTAAATGTAACATCCCATTCAGGAAGTTTCTCATTATCTGAATACGAATCTTCCATACCTTCAGGATAACTGAAGTATTGCTTATCAACAATAGTACCATCACTCAACTGTACTTTACCTCCATAGTTATCAGAAGTAAGAAGAATGACATCAGACTCATTACAGTTTTCATAATTCTTGATGAATCCAGTCATCTTAATAGGTTCTTCCCTCGTATACCACATGAATATACGGCTTTTTGATAAAAGGTCATCTTGAATCATACGGACTACACTATCCATAGTCTCCTTGAATTGAAGTGACCTCAATGAATCATTATTAAAACCGTTTATTTTAAAATACCTTTGACAAATGATATTATCGTTTACCCAAAGAAGAAATTGAAATCTCTCTTTGTAAGCTTCATTATCAACGACCTTTGTCTCTTTCTTAATGTTGTTTTCTAACATCTTTGTTAAAAATTTTACGTTGTTAAACTATTTTCTATTAAATCACACTTGCAAATATACTGCAATTATTTCAAACTTCATAATAAAATTACTGATTTTTCTTCTCTTTGTCAATCAAATATGAATATTCCACGAAAAAATTGCCAAATCTGGACGGATTAGTTAAATCATCAACCCCGGCATCACACAAAATCTTGTATAGATTATCATAACTTCTTCCTTCCGGGTCAAGTGGAGTATACATCATCGAATCCATCAACTCTTTCGCCTCATCTGTCATCAACGGATTCTTCAAATCAATTATTTTCTTATTGATTTCATATATTTTATCACCTTGCGCACCATCAGTAACACCTTCAACAATGTTCTTTGCCCACTGCAACGGTTTCTTTTTTTCTTTTAATCTATCTTCATTAACTTTTCTTGCTCTTTCTATAACTTCATCAAGTGTCACTTTTCTTTCTTTCATTTCTGGAAAGTTCTTCAACAAAGTTATTTCACCAACACCTTTAATACCCTTGATACTATCAGAAGAATCGCCACAAATCATTTTTTTAAGAAGCACATTTTCATAATAATACCCCATTTCCTCTGTATGATTCTTTTTGTTTATGAACTTCTTTTTCTGTTGGATGTAAATTATGACATCATCAGCAATTAACTGAGTTAAATCCCTATCATTTGACATTATGACAATTCGTTCATTAGGTTTCTTATGATTGACATAGTATGCTATTAAATCATCTGCTTCTACTTTTTCACACAAACATTGTCTTACAAACAATTCTTCAAGACAATTCATTATAATTTCCCTTTGTTCAAAGAAAATCTCCTTGTCTTTCTTCTGTTCATCGGTCTTTTCCTTTTTCTTCTTATTAAAAATATAATTCTGCATCCTCTTAATGGTTGCATTATATTCTTTCATATAATCGGAAAGACCATCATCAATAACATAAGCCTTATCCCTACCACTTTTATATTCTTGATTCAGCATATAACGATAGAGTCCACCGGAAGCATCATCCCAAAATACATAGACATATCTGAAATTCGCTTTGGCAAGCATCATTTTCAACTGAAGCAAAAATTGGAAAATGCCGCCTGTTCTTTTACCATTACTTGAAACTGTCTTGTCACCAAGTGAGGACAGTTCCAATATATTGGAACCATCCACAAGTAGTGTATTAAATGTTTTTACCCCAAAATCGGGATTATTCTGTTTTACTTTCTTCGGTATTGGTTGACTCATCACTTGAAAAGACATTCAAATAACACAAAATCTGACCCTTGTTCGATACATAGATACTTCTGTTATAATCAATATCATGTAACTTAGCATTCTTGATATAGTCTGCTTTGTTATCAAACATAATCATCTTCGGCAACTGTGGGTCTGCTAAAACACTCTCATCAGGTTCTCCTACCAACGTACTGAAAACTTCGCTTGGAATTGCAGTGTATTTACTTTCATTAAAATCAAATTCCGCTTCTCTCTTTAAAATCAATTTCATGTTAATCAAATTTTATCAAGTTATTCTTCTTTATCAACCTCTGTATATGTAATATCACCAACCTCATCAAGACTAATCTTATTGGTCTCAGCAAGTTTCTCCTTAATAAACTGTGCATACTCTTTCTTATAGGCATCGAGTTTGTCTGGATTCCAAAGTCCTTGCTGCAATGAACATATTTCACCGGTATATGTTAAGTTGTTGATATGATTCTTCTCAACCTTAATCTTCGTCTTTACACCGTACTGATATTCCTTACCACCTGATGTGGCTGTTAATGCTTTAATACTTGCGCTGGCAATACCACCAACATACAAAAGCAAACGATAAGCATACGTCAAAGCAATTCCACCCTTACTTTTAGCCGATGGAAGTCCAATAGCAGTATTCTCAACCCATATCTTGTTAATTACAAACATACTATTAATATATTCGGAATTAACGTTTCTTGATGATGGAATAAGGTCATTGACTATTGTGTTAAATGCAACTGACACAGCACCTGCATACCACATATTATTACTTGAATTATTGGCAGCAGCCCTATAACAATCACCCACACCGATTGAATCAATAATAAACACCATATCAAATGGAAGTTTTCCCTCACGTTGTTTACGAATCAAATCCTTGATGCACATTGCAACATCTTCAATTACATATGTCTCACGTGCAGGTTTCTGTAGCCATTTACCATGTTCATGGTCAAACTTACCATATAACTCATACAATTTAGCAGTATCATAATAAAGCATGTCATCACCAGGACCATAAGTAATTTCACCGGTTTCCTCATCAACATACTCTGTTACATTAACACCAATATCTTTTGCGTGTTGCCATGCAAAATTATTCTCAAGTTCAAATACAACCGGAATTACACCTTGTCTTTGAGCGGCTTTAATAAGTTCAAGTTTGATGGTACTCTTACCTGTATTTGAATGACCTCTAATTGCACTTACATAACCCTGTGGAATACCTGGTAATCTCGTAGCATCCTGAAATGCTTCCGGTAAGATAAACCAAGAAAGTTCCTTTTCCTTCGCACCACTAAGATTGTTTTCATTCTTAAATGCTTTCAATGCAGCTAACTTATCTTCTTTTGATAAAGTTTTTATACCGGCTCCCTTTTTAATTGGCTGTCCCATATTTCCTAATTTTTAAAATTCATTTAAATTAAAACTTTCATCTTCAGAAACAACATTCAACTGTTTCTGTTTTTCTATTGCTTTTTTATAACATTTCCTACAAAGTGAAACATATTTGTCATTTCCACCAATCATAATCTGTTCACCATCAGTAACAATGTTACCATTACTGTCAATTCTCGCATTAACAATTGCCTTTCTACCACAACTACATGAAGACTTGATTTCTTCAATATCATCTGCGATTTCCATCAATCTTCTTGACCCATCAAATGATTTAGTCATGAAATCTGTCCTAAGACCATAACACATCACATTTATATCAAGATTATCAACAACATCCGCAAGTTGGTCTACCTGCTCACTTGAAAGAAACTGACATTCATCAACAAGAATCCATTTTGGCCTGTCATAACCCTGCATTTGAACATTAACAATATAACTATCGATGAACTTATACAGATTATGTGTGGTATCAATTGAAATACACTCTCTTGAAATACCAATTCTTGATTTTATCACATCTTCACCGTCTCTATCATCAATAGACGGTTTAATACACAAAAATGGTATATTCTTTTCCTCAAACGAATGTGCCTTAATAAGTAACATAGCACTTTTTGCGGCATTCATTGTCGAATAATAAAAATAGAGTTTACTTCCCATTCTAAATAAATCTTAACACTTTATTCCTTTAAAAAATGTCCGGTCTAACCGATTATCAGTCAATTAGACCGGTAAATATATTATTCATTTAGAATGGCAAATCATCACCTTCTCCATCCTGTTCATTTTCCAACTGAGGTGTTGTATCAATTGGTTTTGTAACATTCTCAGAAGTACCACCGTTTTCAAGAATCTTACGAGCCTCGGCAGCAGCAATATCCTCGTTACTCATTGTTGCCTTATCCACCCATTTCTGTGCATCCTTGTTAAAATACGGTACTTTCCCGCTTGATACTAATTCAAGATACTCAAATGGCTTCAATGAATACAAATCAGTCCACGTCTTTTCATCATTAACCCAAGACATAGCCTTATTTACATCCTTTGAAAGAGGTGTTTCTTTACTGGCATCACTAATCGTAAGTGTTGTTTTCTCCGTTGAAGGAACATACTGAAGAGTAATGATAAAATCCTTACCATTATTTAAATCAAACACATTATAAGGAATAATAGTACGTTCATCCTCAGGAAGTGCCTCATACTCACCCTTTTTAATTTTCTCATAACCAATTTCACCAGTATTTTTGTTAGGTACAATCTTATAGAATGCATCATCCGTTTCTACTGACTCTTGCGCACGGTTATCAAAAATAGACATTAATTGGTCATAGATACCCGTACCATCGTTATGGGCATTGAATCGCCAGAACTTAACGCCCTCATCCTCATGTCCCCTTTCAATGACACGGACAATAAACGTTTCCTTTGCCTTATACTGCATTCCTTGTTTGAACAAAGCCTTTCTTTCCTCCTTATGAGCATCGTCATTCGGAAGAGCATTACTTTGCTTCAAAAGTTCACTTGATTTTTGACACAACGGACAACCACGTCCATCATGATTTGTAAGTTTTTCCTCATTAAGACAAATAAATGACTTGTATCCACTTTTTGAAATTTCATTGGATACTTTCATAGAATGAGTGTGAAGAATTAGGAATGTGTTAGGGTCATCGGCACTTACAGGCAAAATTCTTACTGTAACTTTCCTTGTTGTTTCCCCTTTGTTAAGACGCAGGTTAAGATAATTTTTCTCATCAAACTCAACTTTCTTCTTAAACTGCTGATTGTCCTTGTTGGCTTGAATAGCCTCACGCTGACGGCGTATTGCATCCGCACTTGTGTTTACATTCAAAACAATTTTCTCTGACATTTTACTTATTATATATTTAATTTTATTATTTAATTCAACTATCATAGTCTTACATTGCAAATATACTGCAAAAAATACTACTTACAAAGATTTTACATAGAAAAAATACAGCAACCGACAATTTTTCTTCCAGTCGCTGTATATAAATATATATATGTTTTCGGAATTTTAACTAAAAATTGAGGAAATCTTTCAATTTTGTTGGATAATCAAGTGACTTTGCGAGTGAACGGTCATCAATACCGTTGATATCACCCTTCTTAATCACATATTCTTTTTCTTCTTTATCCGGGTCAACATCATTATTATAAATGACATTATAGTTTGAATTTTGTGATTTCTTATCCCAATAGTCCTTCGGTGTTTCAGAATACGGTGCTGAAGCCTGAGAACGGATATTTATTTTTTCTTCTTCACTTGGATTGCGTTTTTCAAATTCTGCCCTCAAATCATCAATTTTCTTGTTGTTTTGGTCAACAGCGGCAATAAACTTAGTAGTAACAGCCAATAAATCTTGAAGTTTATCATTAACACCATCAATTTTGACCTCTGCTGTTTCTTGTGCATTTGTCAATTCATCGACATCAATGACTTTATCGTCTGGTTGCATAGAATCGACATTGCTATCACCATCGGATGATTGTGAATCATCGGGTTCGAAATCAACATCCATCTGCTCTTCTCCGTTCCCATTTGCTGGTGGTACATTATTCATACCCCCTTGTTGTGGCATATTGTTTCCACCAACAGGAGGTTGTGGTTCACCACCATTCATATCACCTTGCTGGACTTCTCCACCGGGATTACCCCCATTATCTTGTGGAGGTTGCTGACCACCATCAACATTACCGTTACCTTGTGGCTGTTGTTGGTCATCATCCCCTTCCTCATCAAGCATTGGCTTGGTGATAAATGTATATTCACTAATCTGCTGAAAACGTTTCTGAGCCTCCTCAAGACGATATTTCTTAAGTAACTCTCTATCCATTTCTGCCATGATTAGTCATTGAGCATCATTTTATTATCCTCGGTAATAAGTATCGTACTATTCTCAGTACGTTCAATAAGACCCTTGTCTTTCTTTTCTGCCTTTACCCTTCTTTTTGGAATCTTGGTCTCTTCACCTACGATTGCCTTCAGTTGTTCTATATTATTCATACTTGACTGTTCTTTAATCTCTTTATTTTCTGTTTCCACATTTTTGTTCAAATCTGTCAAAACCATATGTCTGCTTGCAGGACGTACTGTTTTCTTATGTGGATTTTTTCTTATGAATCTCTGTGGCATCTTGTTAACCTTATTTATATATTATAAATAGTCACTAATCACTAAAATAGCAATATAACGGCAATATATAGTGTGTGTTATTACCAATTATTCGTTTTACATCAGAATTAAGAAAAACTGTGTTATTAATAAAACGATTAAAATTGTTTGACTTTATTTTATTTATGATTTTATGCTTATCTAACCCAACATATTCACATAATGTTAATGACAAACCAAAAACGGTTTTCAACTTAACATCATAAATAAAAACGAAATTACTTCCTCTTGTAAGAAAACATATTTTATCTGAATTGGAATATATGTATTTTATAAAATTTACAATACGTTTTCTTCTATAACGTATAAAATCAACATACTCGTATTTTACAGTTTCCAAAGCATTAAGAATCACATCTTCTTGGAATTTCTGTATGTCATTTAAATAATCGTTTCTTCTTTCAGTCTTGGAGAAAGTCCACCAACAATTTTGTTCTTTATAATGCTTTTGAAGTATTGAAAAATTATCAATACATTTCTTCGCACTATTAAGACCTATATACAATGTAGGTAAATCAGCATCAATCTTATCACATGAAGTTACCACGTTATATATATCACTGAAATCTTCTTTTTTGCCTCTTGTTACTATGTTCGCTAATTTTTGCATATTAATAAAGTGTAGGCAATTTAACTACCAGTATGCCTACACTTGCAAATATACTACATTTCTTCAAACTTCAAAACTTAAACAAGATGTTTTTTCACACTTTTTACCATACTCATAACAAGTTGCCCATATTCCTCACGCTGTCTTGGGGTTTCTCCACCATAACAATAATTTCCGGGATTACCACCTTGTATGATTCTAAAGTATTCACAACCATTATCAGCCGTTTTTGCACCGGGATATAATCTATCCATTATACCAAGTTTTTGCTCTACATAATGTCCAACATTATTATAAGTTGCTTTTTGATGACCATGTGCAGAAGTCCCAGGTGCTGCACCGGCATCACCTTTATGATGATTTATACCACCATAATTAGAATATCCGGCATAAGTAGATTTACCCCAATTTGACTCCAATGCTGCTTGTGCTGTCATACATACAGCAATAGTAGAACTTACGCCATAATGTACAAATGCATTATATATTGTCTTAGTAAACGTAGCATTATCACTAAATTTACCTTGGTGGGTAAGTCCATCGCCACCAGATACAGGTCCAAGATTCTTGGCAAACTCTAAATCAGCATTATTCACACAACTTAATGTTGATTGACTATTTCCGGCAACATTTTTATTCACGATTGTCAATTCAATTTTTTTCTTATCATCAATCTCAGCCTTTAACAAAATTGGATACAATTTTTTAAATACAGCCTCACTATCAACAACTCGTCCGGCCTCCGATGATTTATTTCCTACAATAAGACAACCGGAAGAACTACTTGCAGAACTTCCCTTATGTATTCTTATTCTAATTCCTTCAAAACAAGGGACATTCATAACCATAGGTACATGGTATCTACCACACACTGATTTGTAATCAGAACGTCCATCAAATTTTGGTGACGGTACATTAACGGATACTTGATAAGTACCATAAGGGATAGCCGTTTCATGTTGTACTTTCTTCGTGCAATTTCCTTTGCTTATATCACGAACAGTATCTTCAACAATGTCACAGAAAAACTCACCATCAATATATAACTTACCCATAGTATATTTAGGTGTAAGTTCTGTACGGTTAAGAACAAGTTTGAGTTTAGTGCTATCATTATTGCCAAATTCCTCAACAAAACCTTCTTCAGCACCGGAGTAGTTTCCTTGTTCTCCGATTTCATCATCATAATTCTCAGGTCTGAACATATACCAAGATGAATTATAAGGCAATGGGTTTCTCGACAATTTCATTCCTTTGAATTTGGTTGTCATATTACCGGCCGTTATAGTATGTGTAACGTTAAATATCATATACACACCACTCCACATCGGAATATTCATTAATTGGAAATACATTAACGGTTGTATCTGTGCATCACCCATCATTTCAATTTCACAGATATACGAATAATTACTGAATACCGGATACAAATCCTGACCCATGAAAGCCACTTTATGTGAAGCACCAGAGCCTTTTTCCGCAATATTTGACAAAGCATTAATAGATGCAGACGTTACCAATGGAGTTGACATATTAAGTCCAATATTCTTGAACAAATGATTGTTTTGTCTGCTAAACGCAACACCGAATGATGGCACATAATAACCATATCTTGATACTCTGTCATTGGTATCATTAACAGGACCACCGATAAATGTATTTGGCAACTTTTCATCCCATGTATTAGTCACTGGATTCCACACACGGAAATAATCTTCACGATAATTATTCATTGTTGATGGAATCTCTGACATTCTTGGTGTATATATAATTACAAATCTATTTTCATCATCAACTCCGTTCATTTCATTATACGGAATAGGTCTGAACATGTTCATCATTTCTTCTACCGCTTTCTTTTCATCTGCATTACCCATGTCCACATAATCTGGTAATGCCAAGAAAAGACAATGATGTTCTGATGCAATGTCACCAATGAATTGGAACAAAGACCCGTCTTCATCACGATCTAAATAACTATTTTTTAAGGTTTCACAATTAATCAAAAACTTTTTGTATATGTTTTTGTAGAAAGCGTCAATGAATATGAAACTATTATAAAAATTCTCGACATTATAATAATCTTCATAACTAACGGTTTTACCCGTCTTATATTTTTTAGTTGTGGTTGATACAAGCCACTTATCCCAAAGTACCTTTAAATATAGATACATAGGCAAAACAAGGTCTCTTTTCACATTAGTATCAAGTTGTCCATATTCATTACCGCCACTTGCACGTTCACTATTTACAATATCTTCCAGTTTAGTTCTAAAACCTTGTAAATAAGATTTGAAAGTTTCTGTATTTATAGATATTTCTTTAACACTACCGGCATTATTATAAGAGTGCCGTATACCTGATGAATCAGATACTATGACTTTCTTAGTATACAGACTTTTAAGTGAATCTTGTACGTCTGTTTTATTTTCATTTAAGAGTAATAATAAGCCTCTTGCACCACTACTTCTATAAGGTTCTTTTACATAAATGTATTTATAATTGTCAAAAAAGTTATAGAAATATTTAGACGATTTTTTCAATGCCCTAATCATAAATACATTACTATTCATGCTGCGTCCGGCATCAGTAACATATATAGTTGAATTTCTTAAAGCCTTTGTCAAATCTTCTTTAAATGATTTAACTTCACTTATAAACACAGAACCTGTATAATCCTTAATAATTCGTTCACCATCTACTAAACTACAATTCTGTAATTCAAGTTTAGTCATCAATCTACCCCATTCTCCATTTACAAAAGATTTGAACAACGCAATCAGTTTATTGGTTACATAATGGTCTGGCATCCAATCACTGCCCCCACCGAAAATAGAAGATACTTTAATATTATATGAACCACTGTCAGAATTCAATAAAGCACACATACGATATTGGTCACTACCAATATTAGTAAATAGTGTGTTTTCTATGCCGACTTCCCTATACCCATTACTGTGTTGTATTGGGTCAACATTTTTATCCATATAATATTTTTGCCTCCAAAGCAAACCACCTAAGAACAAAGCATAACCATAAGGAATAGTATAAATACCACCACTTTTCTTTGAAGAATTTAAGAAACCGGGTACATTTTTAAAATTATACTTAAATGTATGCAAGAAAAGTAATGCCTTTACACATTTTTGACGAAACATTCTTGCATCATCATCAGTATCGCCTTTATTTATCTTATCATTCTGTATATAGTAAAATGGGTCTCCAAATAAACATTGGAAATCATAACCACCACTCTTAGGAAAATCTGATTGCATGTATCTAATGAATAAGTTTCCAAGAGATATCTCATTTCCATCCTTATCAATCCAATTATCTTTTGTCGCATCAAAAGTTATATTGGTATCACCTGTTACCAACCATTTTTCATTATTGAGGGTCTTAGGTGCTTTCGATTCATCTTCTGTGTCCTTTTTATCCGGATACAAATCACTTTCTTCCATACCAAGTTCCTTTATTTTTTTACTTAACATGTAAGAATTTCCCTTAAAATACTCTCCATAATCTGATGGTGTAACATGCCAAATTTTTTCTAAAACATTACTAAAATCATCAGTAAATTCATCACCATATATCTTAAAGGTTCCACTTTTTAATTCATCATACTTTTGTTTAATGCTATCCGCAAATAATTCATTTGTTTCAACATTAAACATATCGGTATTTATATAATCCGTTAATCCTGTTTTACCATTAAATAAAAGTGCTGAACTTGATTTATGTAAAAAACCATTTGCTTCCCACAAATCATTCGTTTCCGGTTTCTTCTTAAAATCAAAATAAAAATTCGGTACCGGTCCTTTATAGTCAAAAACATTCTTATAAGAATCAAAGGAAATCATTCTATCCGGAACCATACCGACCTTATTATCAGTATAATAATGGATGTATTTAAAAGAATTGCCACTTTCTAAAAACATCGGGTGACGTTCTCTTTGATTATATGACGGGTCAATTGAATATACAGTTTCAAAAGCGTGTCTTGACTTACCAGTTTCTTGATATGTCTTATCACAGAACTTATCATATCCATTATCACATTTAGATACCTGACATAATATGTTCTCTAATGAGTCACCGGATGCAGCATTTATAAAAGTATTTTTAATATCACTCCTTGACTGACTATAACTGAAATAATTATATGCATCCATTTTACCAAACGCCTTGGCCAACTCCGGTGATGGATTTTCATTTAACAAAATACCAAATATCTGTGTTGCACGAAACGATAAATAACCAGCCAATGCAGATATGTTATTCTGTATATCTGCACTAAATACTGAAGCCATATTATTTAAATCATTAGGCATTATCGGTAAACCGGTTACAAGACTCATCGGTTTAGGTTGAGATTGCTTCTCTTCACCGATTCTTTGTACAGCCTTATAAAGTTCAATTATGAGTTTTTCTTCCTCAAAATTATGACTGAAATCACCTATCCATGCGATTTCCTCTGTTGCATTATCTATTTCTCCACCGTCTTTCGTTTTCTTACCATTATTGAAAACACCCGGCCATGGACCAATTTTGAAAGATGAACTATCTAAATTTACAAAATCCGTATCATCAAGAGATATATTCAAATGTCCTGGTGAACGGTCACTACTTTCGATGTTATGATAACATTCCCACATCATATGAATGAACGTTTCAAGATGACACATTATTATCTTAAAAACATCACCTATATATGGAGTAAATCCTAACTCGATTTTAGCGGCTTCCTGAACTTTCTCATTGATTTTTTTATCTATCTCATTATCTTCATTATTTAAACTCTCAATACGTTCATTTATCTTATCAATAAAACGATTAAGGTTTACCAAATAGCAGTATTCACCAAAATAATCAGCAATGCTTCCATTTTCAGGATGTGAATCATTATAAAGATATTGAGCAAGATTCTGACATATAGTATTATCATTATTAAGTTTTATAGATTTAATACCTACGACATCTTGACTTGTACTAACAAAACTCACTTTTGTTATTTTTCCATCTGTGTCTTTTTCTATATCACAAAGTTTATGGAAAATAAGTTTATCATCTGCTTGCTTTACGGAATGTGAACCATTAGGCAATAAACTATTACTAAATTCTTTTCCGTTATTAGAATTATTATAAGTATCAAAAGCCTCTATGAAATTTGTACTTGTCAGTTTTACTTTATCACCCACAATTATTTCCGGAGAATGACTGAAAATAATCAATTGTTCTTCATCGACATCACCATTAAGCCATACCGATTTACTTGTACCATTAAGTCCTTGCAATGCAACTACATATTCTTTCAAAGTCGTTGCAAGTGTACTTAACATAGTACGTTCATTCTGTATATTGTTCTTTTTCTCAGTTTCATCATCAGACATTAATTTATTTTTAACTTCATCCCCACTTATAAGTGACCTTATAGTTTGAACTATCTGAAATAACTTTTGTGGTGGATTACCATCACTTAATGCCCAATCAGAACTATGCAATCTTTTCTCCCAATAACTTTGTCCGACATACTTACAGTATGGTGCTGCAACCAAATACCCCAATGGTATGTCAGTCAAAAGAGAATAAGAATAACCGATAAATGTAGCAATGGCTTCAAAATTACCAGTCTGTGAATTAAACGAAGCCTTGAAATCAGAACAGGTCAATTGATATGTA